GGCCAGTCAAGCACCTGCCCAGCGTTCAAGCGCTCACCTTTCCATCGGCCAGAGTACCGGCCCATGTAGTCGGTGGCCTTTCGCAGGGCCTGCTCCTTGGCCTCGGCGGCCAGGAGCGCCCAGGCGGCATTGCCACGGGCTGCGTGGTACGCATCGGCGTTGGCGACGGAGATATACGACTCCGCGCCCGTGGCGGGGGCGACGATCAGGGCCATGGCTTACTGGGCAGCGTCCAGCAGGGCTTGCAGTTCGGCCTTCTTGGCGCCGTCGGGGATGGCAATACCCTTGGCGGTCAGCGCTTCGCGCAGTTCAGCCACGGTAGCCTTCTTGGCGCCGTCGGGCTCGTCGTCGGCGGGCTCCTGGCGGGCGCACTTCACCCAGCCGAGGGCTTCGTGCTGCGCGAGGGCGACGGGATGCACTTCGAGGTATTCGCCTTGCTTGGTGACAGGGATCAGTTCTTTGTCGGTCATGGTTTTCTCCGGTTCGCAGGAAAGAGGCCGGGGGCCGAAGCCCCCAGCAGCTCATCAGCCCAGCAGAGTGGCGATGTGCTCAGGCTTGGTCACGCCAGTGCCCCAGGCCATGCAGATCTCGAACTTGACCTGGCGGTACTGGCGGTACACGCGCACCTCGAAGGTGAGGCCGGTCACAGGGTCCGTGATCATCATGGAGTCGTCGGCCGAGTCGCCGCCATCAGGCACGGCAGGAGCGCGGCAGGCCAGCACCAGGGCGTTGCGGCTGAACGCGAAGTTGCCGGTGTAGCTGTTGCCCACGGTCAGCGCGTTGGCCGTTGGAATGGTCATCAGCGCGCCTGGGCGGTTCAGGCTGATCGTGCCGGGAGCAGCCACACCCGTGCCGATCACGTACTTGTTGGCAGAGTCAGCGGCGAAGGTCACCACGTCACCAGCCAGCACCGTGCCCGTGCCAGTAACCAGCGCGATGTCGCGCACGCCAGCGGCCGTGCTGCCCGAGGTCACGTAGCTGGCGCCAGTGCCCTTGACGTGCTGCTGGATGCCGGCCGAGTAGCGAACGGCCATGTTCTGCAGAAGGTCGGTCATGCCGGTGCGCAGCATGTCGCTGGAGCCAGCTTCGTTGACCTTGAACAGAACCGACTGCTTGCCGCGCAGGTTGGCGATGGATGCCGAGTTCAGCACCAGCTGGCGGTTGACCACCGGGGCGCCGTTGTCGTCCAGGATCTTCGCCACGCCGGCCAGGTCCGACAGGTCTCCAGCAGTGCCCAGGGGCGTGGTGCCAGCGGTGCCGTAGGCACGGGATGCGCCGGTCTTCGCGGACGCAGCCAGGTCGATTTCCATGGCGTTCACGATCTTGCGCATGCCGTCGGCGAACTGGTCGGCCAGGATCTGGTTGTAGGTTCCAGTGGAGCCCACGGCCTTCTGCTCTTCACCGTTCCAGCGGATGGGCGCAGCCTTGGACTTGCTGATCGTGATGTCGGCAAAGCCCACGGTGGTGTCACCGCTGTTGGCAGGGGTCGCGCCAGGCGTGATGTCTTCCAGCGCACCGGATTCACCCAGGGGAATGCGGACCGTCTGGCCCACGGCCGCCCGCTCTGCGTTGCTGTCACGACGAACGGCAGGGATGAAGCCCACCATTTCACGGGACACTACGTTCAGCGCCTCGTAGAGAGTTGGAATCAGGCCGGTCAAGGTGTTGGCGCCGATGGCGAAGTCCTGCTTCTTCTGGGTCACCCAGGAATGCGTGAACTCGAACACGCGAGCCGCAGCAGCGGCGACGGTGGCCATGGGCAGGATGGCCGCGACAACCGCGACCAGGGCGAGAGCGACAAAGCGCAGTTTGGAGAGAGTGGCTTTCATGATGGCCTTTCGGAAATGAAAAAGGCCGCACATGGCGGCCCGATTGGTGGATGGTTGAAACGTGGTCAGTCGGTGATCTGCACGGCATCCTTGCCGGTGACCGCTGCGGCCTTGGCCGTCGGGTCCAGAGCATCGAACTGCGCGCGGGTCATGGTCTTCTTCCCGCCAGCACCTTGATTGCCGCCATGGGCGCCGCCACCAGATGCGCCAGTGCCCTTCAGGATCTGGTCCTTGTAGGGGTACTGGTCCACCAGGGTTTCCAGGGCTTCTTCGAAGTCAGCCAGCTCACCGGGGCGAGCGCGGCTGAAAATCTTGTTGCCTTGGGCGTCGTAAGCGACTGTCTTGCCTTCTTCGATCTTGAAGGCGTTGCCGAAACGGGCTTGCACCAGATCCGCCGGGATGGCGAATTTGTCAGCGATGACCTTGGAGCGCGCGAACGCACCGCCGATCTTTTCGCCGTACAGCGCTTGCTCCAGCTCGGTCGCCTTCTTCACCACGGGGGCGTACTTGTCCTCCACGGCCTTGATGGCTTCGGCCTTGACCTTCTCGACTTCGCCGGCATCCACCAGCTTCTTGTCGTCCAGATTCTTGATGGTGCTCAGGGCCTTCGCGGCTGCCACGGGGTCTTCAATCCCGGCATCCTTGAATGGCTTCAGCGCACCTTCAGCGGCTTCGGCGCGCTCGCGGTGGCTCTTGGCCTCGCCGTTGAGGCGGGAAATGGTCTGGATGGTGCTGTCACCATCGAAGGCCGTTTCCTTGCCGTCGGCGTGGACGAACACGGGGAGCTTTTGGCCGTTGACTTCTTGGAGAACGATTGCGCCGTTGGCGTCGAATTTGAATGGCATGGTTTGAGTGCTTTCTTCACAGGCATCCACCTGTGGACGGGTTAGGCCATCCGGCCCGGTGCGCTCTCGGCCATCCGGCGTCTGAGCATGAAAAAACCCGCCGAGGTTGCCCA